TGAGCGCTTCGGTGAAGGACAGCGCGTTTTGCGACTTGTCCAGAGCACCGATGGACAGCATTTCCTTGACGGTACGGGAGGCCAGGAACATCGGCGTACCCATGCCCATGGACGGAATACGGGCCAGCGCCTTAATCATCAGCTTGTTGACCCAGGTGGCGGCGGTGATCGCCTGGGTTCCGGTCTGGCCGGTGAGGTCGGACACGTCGATGTTCGCGATGCGAACCGCGTAGCGCCAATCCTTGACGTGCAGGCCGAACTTCCACTTCCACAGCTCGGCATAGGCGCGGAAACGGTCGTTGTTTTCGTCGAAGGCGTCGATCTCGCCGAGGTCTTGCTGTTGCAGGCCAGCCTGCGAACCCTTCGGGTAGATGCCGGCGATGGTGTTTTCGCCACCGACGATCAACCAGATCGAGGTATTGTCCGACCCGGTGCCGCCGGCGTCGATGATGTTGGCGCCGGAGACGGCCGACAGCGAGTTGTAGCGCGGAGCCAGGCCGAGAACGCCGTCCGGATTCGACGAGGTGTCGCCGTAGATGATCTGCTGGGCGAAGGTCTGATTCATCGCCTCGATGAACGCCAGGCCTTCCGACAAGCGGAAAGCGTTGGTGTTGCCGTTCAGGTCGGCGAGATCCTTGTCGATCTCGTTGCGGCCCTCGGCCATCGCGCAGACGTCCTCGATAGTCGCGCGGCCGGACTTGCTGGCCTTCACGCCCTTGTAGAAGCTGCGCAGTTGCACGGTTGGCAGGCCGGCGCGAACGACGCCCTTGTGACCGGTCGGCAGGTTGCCTTCGAAGAACGGCAAATAGGAAATGATTTCGTTGGACTGGTTGAGCAGTTCAGCGACGGTTGCGACCTTGCCGTCCGGACCGAACGACTTGGCGACATCGATCAGCGTGTTACGGCCGATCACAGAGGGAAGAGTTGCCATGGGTGTTGCTCCTTATTTCGAAGAAGAGGTTTTGTCGTAAAGAACATCTGCGGCCGGACGGCCAGCGTTGCCGCTGGTGATTCCATCGCCAGAATTGACGATGCTGTCCTGGCTTACTGCCTTGCCGACCTTGTAGAAATGCCGAATCACTGCCGGGTGATTGCCAAAGCCGGATTCATCCAATAGCCGGCGCAGCTCGGGCGATCCGGTTGCTTCCAGCCCTGCCTTTGCTACTGCCAAGGTTTCCGGCAGGCGGTCGCCGCCGATTTCCTTGTCCGACTTGGTTTCTTCAGCCCACTGCGCTTGAACCGCTGCAATCTGCTCGGCCTGGCGCTGGGCAATGACCGGGGCCACCTTGTCCAGAACCATTTGCGCCTTGTCTTGCGGGAGGTTCAATTCCTTGGCAACGCTGGAAAACGCATCGATCACCTGTTCGTCGAAAGACTTCCCTTCGGGCGCCGTGAAGGCGTAGGCCTCCGGGGCTCCTTCAACGGGCTTGCTTTCTTCTTCCGGTGCGCTGCCGCCTTCCTGCTGGCCGGCTGCCTGTTGCCCTTCGCCGATTGACTCACCATTGGCCGCCTGGCCATCGGTAATCAGCGTCGAAGATTGCTGGGTCGTGTCGGCTACTTGGGGGTTTTCGCCTTCAGTGGTCAGCGTTTCAGTGGTCATTGTTTTTGCTCCTTGAGCATTTCGATGTAACGGTCAAAACAGTGCGTCTCGACTTCATCCACGAGCAACGTCCCAAACCAGCGCTTTCCTTCCTTGAAGGCCATGCTGGCCGTGTTGTGATCGATAGATGGGCGATGCAGTCCTGCCAGATCCAGTAACCGGGCGACGATTCGACGCCCGCGCTTGTCACTCATGAGCCACTTGATGTCATCGATGTTTCTTTTCGCAACGAGCTGCGCCTTGGCATCGGCTGATGCATTGGCCTCTTCGCTGCTACGGAAGTCGAGTGGATCGTGTTGGTTCATGGGGTGCCAATGTAGAAGCGCGGACGAATGACACGCGCACGCAACAAAAAACCCGCCTAAGCGGGTCTTTCACTTTGCTGAATCTGATGGCCTAGTCGCCGTCGCCGTACAGGATGTCCTGTGCGCGCTTGGCATTGGCCGTGCCGTTGGCCTTGACCTCGATCTCGGTTAGCTGGATGCACAGCGAAACCTCCTTGCCGCCGCTGTCTTCCGATGCCTCGATCTCTTCAGCGGATCGCGTGACCAGGCCGACGGCGCGAATGGTGACCGGCTGGCCGACCTTCATTGCCGCGGTGATGCCGAGCTTTTCGCATTGCTCGCCGTTGAGGTGGATTTCGGTTCCATATCCGAAGTTGTTCATCCGATAGGCGGAAACATCCTCGTCAGGCTCGTTTTTGAGACTCAAAAGGGACATGGTCAAACTCCTTGTGTGTAGCCGCTAAAAAGTGCGGTTGCGTCGGTTAAAGCGTTGGGGCCGTCGGTACGGGCGGCGGCCAACTTGTTGGCGGTGTCAGCGGCCTGGTTCATCGCTGCTGCCTTCTGTTGCGCGGCCATCTGTTCGGCGCGAGCCTGGCGCATTGCATCGCGCTTGTCCGAAGAGATAACCAGCTCGGGAGAGACGCCAAGCATTTCCCCATAGAGTTCGACGTCCTTGTCGGCGTCGTAGTTGTCCCAGACCGACGGGTCTTGCTTTGCTGCCGCCAGGTTTCCGATATGGGCGACGAAGCGATCCACCAAATTGACGCCGATGGCCCGCTGCGCCTGGGCGAGAATGCCGACCAGTTCGACGTTGATGTCGTGCCCGTGAAGTTCAGGAGGAGGCGGGGGGACGATGCCGGCCGCCATCATCTGGTCGAACGTGATTTCGATCAGCGGGTCGAGCAATTCGTTTTGCAAGCGCTCAAGCACCGGGCCCAGCATCAGCAGCTTTTCCTCGTGGCGCTCGGCGACCTCGGTGGCGGTCATGTTCGGATTGCTGGAGTTGGCCAACATCAGGAACAGGTCTGCGTAGAACGATTCCCGGATGCGCTTCCGAACGTCCATGATGTCCTCGCGCAGTTCGCGCAGGTCGATCTGGACATTGAACAACGGCTGGATGGAATTCTGCGGGCCCGGATTGTCGACGTAGGTGATGCCGTCCGGAAGGCGCTCGATGTCCCGATTCTTCAACGACGACGGCACTTGCAGCGGCGGCTTGACCTTGTAGTCGATACCCTGGGCCTTGCGTAGCTGCTCATGCTGAAGCTGGCGAAGATCGCCCAGGCATTCCTGCCCGGGGCTCGATCCATGAATATCGCCGCCGGTAACCTCCCAGCGTGGCACGAGGCAGGGGAAGCGCTTGAATCCGGACTCGCGCAGAACGTGGTCGTGATTGCCAAGCAGTTCGAAATAGACCGACTTCCAGGCCATATTGCGAGCGTCAATCATGCGCGGATCGCGGTCGGTGCGCGGCTCGATCAGATGAACGACGGTGATCCACTGGTCGAGGTTGCCATTCTGGTAAAGGCTCTGCACGGTCAGGCTGCAATTCTTGAACCCGAACTCGGCGACCAACTGGCCGACCTGCTTCTGGAACTCTCGATAGAGCGTCACGACGTCACCCTTCCAGTTCGTGGCGATGGCGTACTCGCCGGCCGTCAGGACCGAGTGATGAATCACCGTCGAGAAGTCGGGCACCAGGATAGAGGCAGCAGTACCGAATGCACCCAGCTCTCCATAGATGGAATGCAGCGCGCGGTAGGTGTTCGACTTGGCGAATATCCGGCGCATCGTCTCCGTGCATTCGTTGAGCCACACCTTGACCGGGCCGAACTTCATCAAACTCCGGTCCTCGGTGGCAAGCCTGAACCATGGCCGTGCCGGGCTGGTCATTCCGGACATCATGCCGGCCTGCAAAATCTTCAAGCTGCGCGAGCCGGTGTTGTCGTAGATGGCGTTGTGCCTCTTCTGGCCCTTGTTCCGGTCCTGAATGAAGAAACGCCCGGAGCGAGGCATCAGCACCTCGCTGATGTCTTTCCAGTGCGACATCCAGCTCGACCGCTCGTTTTTGAGCATGGTCCAGCGCTGGAGATACTTTTGACGGGGCGTTTTCTCCATGGCCGGTTACATCCCGAGCAAGGTAGTTTTGCCGAGGTTCAACGAGTTGGGATCGACCCCTTGGGCGCCGGTCAGCATCGTTCCGGATTGTCCACCCTTTCCGGACTGCTGCGCCGCGTCAAGAATCGCCATCGTGTCTGGATTCTTCTGGTTGGCGCGGTTGGTTGCCTCGTCGGCGGCCTTCTCTTGCTTCTGTGCAGCGTTCCGCGCATCTCTTTGCGCCGCCTGCTGGGCGCTGGCCTGGCGCTCGCCAGAATATACGCTGTATGCAGCGCTGCCGATAGCAGCAACTGCGGCAATTGCTTCAAGTCCCATTTTCAAAGTCCTTTCATGACGACGATGTCGACTGGTTGGTAGCCGTGCCGGGTCAAGACATCGGAAAGCGGTGTCCCTGCCCGGCAGTGCCACGTAAAGCGAAGCGCTCCCCTGGCTTTCGCCTCGGCTTCTGCTGCCAAAATAAGACGGCCAGCGGTCGTCCCGTTGCGATAGATTTTGCGGACGAAAAGCGCGTCGTTGCTGGCCACTACCATTTGCTTGCTGTGCGGGTGATTGACGACTGTCACCGTGCAAAACCCGACCACTTCGTCTTGGTCTATTGCCGCAAGGGCGAACAGGTAGCCGGATTCGTACAAATGGCGATAAGCGGAAATGTCGGGATCGAAGTCGAAGTCGAACCCGGTTTCCGCCCAATTCTCGTCAAGTAAATCCCGAATCTTCGGAATCCACTCGGCTGGATCGCATTGAATGATTTTGGTCATGCCGGCAGTGTCTGAGACACCGATCACAGCACGCGCACGGCCTCAGTTCATCGAGGCGTAAGGGTCATATTCCTTGCTGCTGCTCTTGTTGCGATAGGCATCAAGCGGTGATTTTTTCATCACCGGGAAGGCGAACGAGATCACCAGGGCGTCGGCCCTGTTCGGGGATGGAACGCCGCGGGCCTTCATTTCCTTTTTAGACTCGATCTGAATCTTCCCATCGAGGCGCGGCACGATCTCCGGCGATTGCAGTTCGTCGCGCAGCGTCGGGTCTTCTGGGATTGCCCCGCCTTCCTTCAGCCAGTCGCGCGCCAGCTTCCACATTTCGGCCCGCTTGTTTAGGCAGCCCTTGTCGATTGCCTCGGACTGGAACCAGACCAGCGTCCAGTCACGGCCAAGCCCATCGCCGGCCGACTTTATTCCAGTCCCATAGCCGGCATCGATGAACACAGCGTCCGCCTTCTCCTCGTCCTCCCAGCGCGCCAGCTTCGTCGCGACAATCAGGTCGTTGTCGTTCTTCGGCATGCGCTCAAGAATCCGGAAGGCCAGCCCCTGGCGAATGGAGATCACCAGCTCGTCGTCACCTTCCCAGGCCGGATCGCAGGTCAGAATCTTCGGGGCGAAGCTGTATTGTTCCGGGCGTAGCTTCCGGCCATAAGCGGCAGACACGTCGGCCTCGCTGATGAACTGGCGGGCAGACATCGACGGGAACAGGCCGCGAACGCGGATCTTGAAGAAGTCTGAATCCTCGCCGTAGTCGGCCGCCCATTTGGCGATCTGCTCCTTGTTCGTCCCCTCGACGGTGCGGCTGTCGATCTGGCGGGTAACCCAGCGATGCTTGAACCGACGGAAGCACTCGCGGAAGCGGCCAATATTCCGCGTCGGGTTACCGAAGGCGATCCAGATGATTTCGGTGTTCTCGTCGGTCAATGCGCCCTCGGTGACTTCCCAGATCTTGTCGGAGATGGCCGAGGCCTCGTCGAAGATAACGATGATCCGCTTTCCCTGGTTGTGCAGGCCGGCAAAAGCCTCGGTGTTGTTGTCGGACCAAGGCACCATGTCAGCGCGCCAGGTCTTTGTGTGCTCCTTGTCCCTGGATGAAATGCTCGTCGCCTGCGCGTCGAACCAGTGCGATGTGATCGACAGCCTAGACCACTTCCCGATTTCCGGGCTTGTCTTTGTGCGCAACTGGCCGTCGGTGTTTGCCGTCACAACGATCTTGCAGTCTTCGCAGGTCGATAGGCCCCAATTCACGATCATTCCGATGCCGGCCGACTTGCCGATACCGTGCCCAGACGAGACGGCGATCAGCAGCGGCTGAAACCTGGCCGGGCTGTTCAGATGGTCGCGGATCTCGCCGAGGATGTCGCCCTGCCATGACCGCGGCCCGTTGAATCTGCCAAGTTCACCATGGCCCCAATCGTAGGCAACATTTACCCAGCCGAGTGGGTCGCGGGAATGTTTGGCGGCAAGGTCGATGATCTCGGCGTCGATGTCAGCCATCAGCCGCCCCTTGCCCGGGCCCTGGCCAGGCGTTCAGCAAGCGAACCGGTCAGGTTCATATCGATCCGCTCGACGTACAGCCCGGCCGCCTTGCCGCGGGCAACCTCTGCCCGGATAGCCGCCCCGTAATCCTCGGCCTTCTCTGCCTTGTCGCGCAGCTTCCCAAGATCATTCATGTGCTGCTCAAGGCTCAACTTTGCTGATGCCACCGACGGGGCGCGAAGCTCTGCCAGGCGGGAGGCGATATGCGGCTTTGCCATCGTCTTGCTGGCCTCTGTCTTGACCGCGGCACGGCTCATGCCCTTGGCGCTATAGGCCCGCTTGTAAGCTTCTGTAGCAACCCCAAGCTCGATATACGCGATACAGAAAGCCTCCTGCTTCTGGGTCAATCCCATGTCAAAAACCCCTATTTCGTGCGCTTGAATTCATTGTGTGCGCGTAAATTTTCACAATGCAATCTTGTCCATAACCCGCTTAAACACTTCTTCGGGCTCCTGATTCGGTGCGCGGCGCAATTTCGAATCGATGGCCCATGCCATGCGCTCAAGCGCCTTGCCGCCGCCGATCCTGTTGATGATCGATCGAGCACGCAACGACACGCGAAACTGGCCGGAAACCTTCGGCTCATTGGTTCTACGCTTGGCCTCGGTGTCCTTCTTCACCAGCCGCTGAGCTTGGCCGCGCCGGTTGCCGTCGATGATCCCCTTAACGCCAGACTTCGAAAGGCCATAGCGCTTGGCAAGCTGCGACAGGCTCATGGTCGGCGCATCATCCGGCCCGCGGTCACGGATCAGCGCCGCGACCTCGATGTCGGTCAGCTTGGCGTTCGGGTGATCCTGCCCGATCCGGTATCCGTTTTCGTTCGTTGCGATGTATTGCTTTGCCATTGTTCCCTCGGTTAAATCAGTGTTGGCTGGGTTTGATTCGAAGCAATCGCCGTGATCTTCACCACGACGCGGGCCTCTCCGTCCGGCTCCATGCGCTCGCTTGTGATGCGCCGGACCCACTTGTCGTCATCGATGGCCACGCCCTTCAACGCGTCGAAAAGCACCTTGTTTGCGTTGTCCAGGTCGAGGCATTGAACGGTGTCGTCCCACGTTGCCGGGTCGCGCTTGACGCGCTTCTGCCAGTCCTGCGGCCGGTTCGGGTAAAGCCGGATTTCGACAGCCACGCGGCCGGTGATCGGCGCCTTGATGCCGGCGATCTTCGCTAGCCCGCAGACCTGGGCCTTGTACGCCTTAGCCTCGCTCGACGGAACGGTGACGGGCGCCTTGAATCCCTTGGGCATGTAAGTCCGCCAGTAGCGATTCGCACTGATCGGATAGGGCAGGGTCAGCGTGATTTCGGCGGTCATTTTTTCAGCACCCCGGCTTCGATGGCCTTGGCCTTTACCTGCTGCGCGAACGCCTCGCCCTGCGTTTCGCGCATGAAGCGCAACTGCGCCAGCTTTCCGGACAGCGTGATCTGCTGGCCGATGATTTCGACCGCCTGTGCCATGGTCGGCAGCACCACGTCGCTCATGCCTTCACCCATTGCCCGTTCCCCTTGTACGCCTTGAGCAGCTTCCCTGCCTCGTTGCAGATGCCGTTGGCGATGTGCTCGGCGATGATCTGCGCCAGCGCCATGCTCCGTTTCGCTCCGTCGATTGCATCGTTCAGCGCCTTCTGGCTCTTCGGATTTCTGGCCCAGTCCAGCGGGTCGTAGTCGGCCAGCGTGACGGCCTTCGCAGCCTCTGCGGCGACGGCTCTAACCCTGGCAATGTCGGCCTCGGTTGGGCGGTACGGCAGGGCCTGCTGCGCTGTTCCGGTGCGCTTCGCAGCCTCGCGGCACAAGGCGAGGAACTCGGGCAGCGTCGGCGGGAATGGCCGCTCGTCCAGGGCATCCAGGGCTGCCTTGATCGCTTTCGGCTGATCGGAGAATCCGGCGAGCTTCTGCGCCCACAGCGCCTTTACCGCAGCGAGGTCGGTTCCCCGCCAAAGGTCGGTGAATTTCGCCCCGTAGCTGGCCAGCATCAGCGCAAAAATCCGCTCGATCCACTCAGCCGGCAAGGCGGTTGAACTGGGCGTCAATGGCTGCTGGTTCGGTGCGTTCATGGGTTGGTTTCCTTCCGGTCAAAACTTCGATGACTTCCTGTCGCTGCTGGTCTCGCTGGCTGACGAAACCGGGCGAAGCCCTGGCATTCGGTGTGATCGGTTCGGGGTCTGCCAGCAAAGCCGGCGCGATGTACTTCAGCCCGGTGCGCTGCCCTGGCCTTGCGGCCATCTTGGCCCTGGCAACCTCGACGATTTCCTCGTCGGTGCGCTTGGCCAGGATCGTTTCCCAAACCTCATCGGTCAGGTAGTGCGGTGCGGCATCGGCCATTCCGGCTTTGCGAAGTAGTCCGCAGACGGCGCCTTTGCGCGTGCCGGCCGGAGGCTGTCGCACGTCCTCCGGTTGGGTAGTGGACGACACGCTATTAGGGTTAGGGTTTACATATCCCTTTCCCTCTCCCTCTCCCTTAAGAGCGTTTTCCGGCGGAATTCCGCCGGAAGATTCTTTTTTTCCAGCGGAATTCTTTGAAGCTTCCATCGGAATTCCGATGGAAAGTTGCGGCCAATCGTTTGGCCTTCCGGCGGAAATCCATTCTTCAAACGTGGGCTGTTGCGCGTCTTTTCCGTTGGATTTCCGGAGTCGTTCCTTGAGCTTTCCATGGGCGTGGTGCAGCTTACTATCCCATGCCTCAAGCGCTTTTTCAGCCACGACGGGGTGATACAGACGACCGTCGTCGCACTTGATCCAGCCACGCAAAGCACCTTCTCTGACGCGCTGCCACTCCTTCACAACCCGTCCGTATCCGGCCAGGTTTGCCAGGACGCGATCATCATCCGGAAGGCTTGCAGCAGGAACTTGATGCCATGACGCGGACCACAGAAGAACTGCAGCCCAACACGACTCGGGAGACTCAAGCGCGGCAAGGTCGCTATCGCGAAGACGACGAACATCGAGCGGCATGTATTGAAAATCCTGCAGATCAACATCTGCCGGAACGATGGGTGTTGTCATGCTGCCCTCCTCGGGCTCGCGCACATCCCGCAAACAAATCCGCGCTTGGTGTGCTTTCCGGTGGCTTCGGTGCGGCTCTTGCCGCAGCAAATGCACGGTGCTTTCTTCGGTGTCGTGGTGACGTTCGGCATGGTCGCCAGCTTCTTGGTATTGCTCCGGAAGCGGTCGACGGCGAAGGGCTGGGCGAAGTGGTATAGGTCGCTCATCAGAACAGATCCCCGTCTTCTTCCTCGATCCGCTGGATCTCGTTGGTCAA